GGTCAGCCGGATTTATGAGCTGTCCGCAGAGGCTCACATGAACATGGCCCGCAACCTCAAGGAGCGCCGGACCTGGTGTGAGAAGAACCTCAAGAACTACCAGACCATCAAGCGGGCCTTTGAGAAAGTGCTTGACATCCGGTACGCGGAGCGCCTGGAGGTCTACCGCTACTACTACGGCGAGGGGGCGGCGATGCGCCACTCCCCCCACCTGAGAGAAGCTGCCCACACAACTATAACCCCTTAACCGCCGGTGCAACGGCGGCCAAGTGCGAAAGGAGCTAACCAAATGTTTATTTTCAGAACCTCCAACCGAACCCGCTATGCAAGGGCTGTCCGCCACATGATGGACCACCCGGAGCGGTACGAGGTGATCTCAAGAGGGCGAGACTACTCGGCGGACATCAAAGGCCCCGCCGGGTGTGGATGGTACATCCACTACCTGAAAGTTTGAGAGGGAGGCAAGAGTATGGCAACCAACATCAAGGACAAAATCGCTAAGCTGCTGGCCCTGGCAGAAAGCCCGAATGAGAACGAGGCCAAGGCCGCGCTGCTCAAGGCCCGCGAACTCATGGCCGAGCACAAGCTCAGACCCGAGGACGTCAAAAAGGCCAAAAAGGAAAAGGTCATCCGCAAGGTCCTGGACATCACTTGCACCGCCATGACCAATCCCTGGGCCGCGTCCCTCTCCGCTGTTGTTGCGGAGCATTACTGCTGCCGAGCCTACCGCTACCGGAGCGCCGGTAGCAAGAAGAACAAGATTGGCCTGGTGGGGCTGGAAGAGGACTTCGAGATTGCCCAGCGAATTGTGATATACGCCCATGAGTGTGTCATGGCCGGTATCAAGGCCCAATTCGTCAGGGACCCCAAGGACCCTCCAGGAACCTACCGCGAGAAGTGCAACGCCTATGGCTGGGGGTTTGTCCGGGGAGTGAACAAGGCTTTTCGGGAGCAGGAAGAGCAGCACCAGGAATGGGGCCTTGTGATGGTAGTCCCTCAAGCTGTGGATGACAGCATGGCCGACATGGGGAAAAAGACGCAGTTTGGCACTGAGCAGACCGGCGGCTGGCGCGACGCCTACCGCGCCCTGGGCTTTCAGGACGGCAGACGGTTTGACCCCGCATCCCGCCTGTCTGATGGTGTTCCTGGACAGCTTATGATTGGAGGTTGATGCCGATGAAGTGCAAGAACTGTGGGTGCGAAGTCATCCGCATCCGGTCAGGAGGGCGCAGCGTCGTTTGCGACGCCGCTCCGATCACCTACTGGAGCGTCCGGGATGGAGCCTCGATGTCAGAGATGTTATCCCTGCTGACCCCGAACGGGGAAAGCATCTACGGGACGCCTGCTGGAAAGCTGGAGAACGCCGTGGGTGTGGCCTACCACCCCCACACTTGCGGACTGTTGCCCATCTTCCACCGTGGCCGGGATAGCTGGAGCCGCCCGGTCTACGATGACGGAACGGGCCGCCTCCTGGTGGACGTGGACCCGCGAGCTGGCCGAAAACCGGACATCTGCACGAAGCAGGGCAACGCCTTTGACGGTGAACCATGCGACCCGGTAGATGGAGATTTTATCTTCATTCCGCGCCGGGACACCTGGTAACAGTATATACCAGAACGTCCCAAAAAACAAGCCGTATAAATTAGATATAAGGAGGAACCAAGCATGAGAACGGCAAACCGAGTTAAGCCGAAGACCGACTTCGGCATTGAGGTCCGGCTCTTCACCGCACAGACCGGAATGACGGTGAAAGAGCTGGCCGAGCGGTCCGGCGTCAAGTACACGACGCTGATTGAGACCACCACGGGCCGCTGTGCAGGCCACCAGCTCATCCCCATTGTCCGGGAGTACATGGCGAACTACGAGCAAAAGGAGGCATGACCCATGGCGATGAAGCCCCTCAAGACCGCTCACGATATGTTCTACTTTGTGGAGGACGTGATGCAGATTTTGGGCTACTCCAAGTCTAAGAGCTACAAGGTCATCAAGAGCCTCAACCGCGAGCTGGAGAACCAGGGCAAATGCACCTGTGACGGGCGCGTCATCAAGCGGTATTTCCATGAGCGCTACGGCCTGGATGAGCTGAACGCGTCCGCGAGACGGGGGGCGTAGCCATGGAGAAGAGCAAGAGACGCCGGAGCTATGCCCGCGCCTACTACCGGCTGTCCGTCCTCTGCCTTGCGGCCATGGTGACGGCCCGCCTCATTCTACTGATGATTGATGTCATCCAGCTTCAAATCCAGACCGCCGGGGCTTTTTCAATCCCCGCGAGCGCGGCAATCTTGGTATTCACCGGCTGGGAGCTGAAAACCTGGACCGGTCAAGGAAAGGAGAAAAAATCATGTGGACCTACAAGTGTGACCGCTGCGGAGCGGCGCTTGACCCCGGAGAGCGGTGCGACTGCCAGGACCGCCCGGCCAAGTACAACGGCAAGCCGATCTTCACCCAGGAGAACTTCAACTACTCCGAGGCCAAGATAGGCGACTATGTGGAGCAGGCCGTTGTGGATGACGCCATGGACTGTCTGCCTCCGGCCTCGATGAGCGCCCGGTGCGCTCAGATGGGCGAACCGTACTCCCACCGGGAGGACCCGGAGACCGGGCGGCTCCGGCCTACTTACTACACGTTCAAGCGTGTGGCCGGAGAGTGGCCTAACGGTATCTGGCAATTCTGCGGCTGCTGCTTCCAGGGCGAGACCGTCCCCCGTGGCAAGGACCCGATCTACTGCTGAGAGGGGGCCGAA